TCATTTCATTTTTTTAGTCTTATACCATTCGCTTTTAAGATAATTTGAAGTTTCGCCATTTAACAAATACAAACTCATAGTTACTTTATCATAAGCTAAATCCATATCCTTTTTACTTACAGATCCATTATCAATTAATTTAAAAACTAGATTAATATAACTTTCCATATCATTATTCACTTTATCCATAAGTTCGTTAAAATGTATATTATTTTCATCTTTTTTTGTTTTTTCGAAAAACCACCATGTTCTATATGTCTTAGTTTGACCAAAGTGCAAAGAAATTTTATTTTTTAATATAGGTAAGCTTTTAAACTTATCATTACTCTGATTTATTACAGGAAGAGAAAAACTATTCCCATTAGTTTGATACTCCCTATTAATGTTATACTTAATATCTTCTATTTCGCTTAAGTATTCGCTCATCAAATTTCTAACTTCCTGTATCCAATCGTGTCTTGCTTTTGCAACTACCTGTGCATGTACTGTTTTATTAGTATTTCTAACATTTAATACACCAGTTACTAATGCAGCAAATGCCCCAGAGCTTACGATAGTCAAAATTTCATTCATTTCTAATCCCCCAGCTTACTATCTATTGAGTTCTCTTTATATCCTTTTTTATATTTTAATACTATAAAAATAATAAATTCTTCAAAATCATTTATAAATTGATCAATAGAATTTATATCATTTTTCTCTCTGCCTACAAATTCTGTATTTTTTTTGTAACTTTTAGTGCTCCATTTATAAAAACATTATAATTATGCGTAATATCGTTTCTATACTTATCTAATAGGTCGCTATTTTTTCTCAATGCTACAACTACACTTCTTTTTTTATATTCTTTTAATTTTTTCACTACATCATTTTTAAACGTAGTTTTGGGTTTGATTTCAAACTGATTTACTAAGTTTATATATCTATATAAATAGTCATTTAAGGTGCTAATCAGTCTAATTGCGTACTGAGCGTTATATTCAAACCAATATTTTTTAGCATTATAATTATCAGTTAATTCGTACATGTCATTTATATTATCTCTATGAACTAGTACTTTGCAATATGTATAAACTATATCTTTACATAACCTCTGTGTGCCTCTTATAAAAAAAGCACTTTTTCATCACCAATCTGAAATTTCAATGCTTTAAAGAAAGAGGATTCATCATTATGTTCTATTTCTCTATCTAATCCCCATTCATTAAAACATCATTATGCATTGATTTTAAAACATCATATATTCCAAAGAACTTTTTATTTACTATGTGATAGTAACAATCTAATTTATCTTCTTCTAGATTCCCCCATAAGTTCATAGCTTTCCCCTTTCAATTTATATACTCCTAATAATAACCTACGTACACCTTCAAAGGTAGTAGTTATATATTTATTTCCTACATAAAAACACCCACCAACACTTCTGCTGATGGGTGTATTACTAACTATCTTTTTTTAATATTTCAATACTTTACATTAATTAGGGAACGATTTGTTCCCTCTCTTAAGTAAAAATGTAACTATTCAAAATCCTATATTCACCACTTTACATAAACTCATTCCTCACTGCAACACAGGACGTTTCTCAGCGTCTTTTAGTACCTAGTACTAATTATTTAATCATTACTCCTCAAATCTCCCTATATTATCAATAAATGTAGGTGCTACCATGCTCACATCTACTTTATCAGTAAAGATACTGTGGAAACGCCCAAGTAGGTCACGGGCTTTCAAACGATCACTCGCTTTTATAGGCACCTCAACTAATTCCACATGTTCATTATAAACGAGGTTCATACGTCCAGTATCTGGATTTCGTTCAAACGAACTTTTCTTAACTACGACCTCTTTTGTTTCAGTCTCGTCACCAATGGCTGATTGTGTTAATAGATACAACGTCTCTTTGGCCGACAAAATGGTATCGTCCATGATTTCATCTTTCTTACTTTTAATATATTCGTCTACTTTCTCTTTGCGTAGTAATCGACTACCAGTTACATGCGCACTATTCGGGCTATATCCTGCTTTTATAGCGCTTTGAGTAACGTTGAGTGTCTTAATATACTCATTCGCAAAACGTTCTTGTTTAGGCGTTAATTTGTCCATATCATCACTCCTTATAACTAGAATGAGCCTACCCATTTAAGGATAGGCAAATTGTTTAATTATCTTCGATTGTTACTTTATTTCACTTCATCAATCGCATTTTTATAACGTTCAGTAAGTGGTTTAATTTCAACGCCACCATACTGTTCATTCTTAGTAATAACTACACCAGTTTTAGCCATTCCAGTTTGGTTAATGACGCTATATTCAAACATTAAGTTCTTGTACTCTTCGTTTGTAGTGTATGGATATAAAACACCTTGTTTTAATTCTTCGAGTTTAAATGCAACTTGACGTTGTTGTGATTCGTTTAATTGATTGTCATATTTTTGTTGCAACAAGCTTAATTCATAAATATCAGTATTCGTTACATCTTTACTATTGATATAGTCTACAATCTCACTATCGTTATAGAATGATAATCTAGCTTCTAAATTCTGACGTTTAATAATTTCAGTTTGTGGATCTTTAACATTATCTTGTTGGCTTTCTTTCTCAATCTCATTACAGCGTTGCTCTATTTCATTTAATCTATCTGTAGCAAACTGTTTGAATTTATTTTCGAGTTCAGTAACTTTAGGCTTTTGTTGTTCGTCTATAGCCTCTAAACGATAGCCTTGCTTATATAAACGCTTAGTATCTTCAATTAATTTATTTACTTCATCTAATAGATCTTTATACTTTCTGTTATCGAATAATACACTCCATACGTCTTGTGATGTACCTTGATAAGTAGTTGTTGTCATAATATATACCTCTTTCTGTTTAATTTGCTTGTAAAAGTTTTTCTTGTCTTTCTCGTTTCATACGTGCTTTAATTCTTTCTTTTCGTGCCTTACCTTCTGCCCTACGTCGCTTTTTATCAGCTTTAATTTCTTCTTGTATAGCAATATTTCTATTATTCTTATCTTTACTATCTATGTTGCTTATATCCTCGCATATGCGTAATATAAGGCTCTCATCAGCTAATACGTCATCTCTTTGATACCTCTTTATCTGACGTTGTTCACTTTCACTATAGTTAGATAGCATTATGTTAAACTTCTTTAAATCATGGTTAGATTTATGCTTAAATTTCTCTAGCTTCTCACGTTCTTCAATAATACTTAATGCCAAATCTTCAATGTGGTTTGATTCATAGGACAACTGCATAGTGTATGGATCAATAAACATTCTTGGATAATGTAAAGCGTACATATCTTCAATACGTTGTTCCCATTTATCAAACTCACTTTTTAAGAATGCAGCATTGTACTTAGTTTTGAGTTGAATAACAGCATATCTTTGTCCTACTCCCAAATGCTACACCTCTTACACGCTTAGTTTTTGAAGTACATCTAATCTTGCTTGTGTTCCTAACATTTGACGTTTGACACTGTAAATAGCTTGTTTCTTATCATCTTCATTTCTGATAATGAAATAGCCTCTAGAATCTTTTTTATAGCTATAACCTACTGGATATTGATAGTTAATAATTAAGCTAGTAATAACTTGTGTTAGCCATCTATCATTGGCTTTATTTAGGGGATAACCTAGTTGATTCAATATCTTAGTCTTAGTTACATACTTTTCATTTGAGTTCTGAATTATGTCATAAACTCTTAAATATTCGTTTGGTACAGATTGATTTTTATTTAATGTATCTACCATGTTTTATACCTCTTTTTATTTAGTATTCCCTTTCTGTTTACTAACTTCCTAAAACGGTACTGATACATATAATTTTTTCCACACTCTAATTATATCAAATTACACTCAAAACGCAAACTTACGTTCCCTTTTAAACTCGTTTTATTTTATACTTAACAATCCTAAAAAACATTGAATAATCAACTTTTATAAGTGTTTTTCATATACTATCACACACTACGATAAAGGAACATATGTTCTTATTAATTTGTGTTTTAACCCCTCACGAAAATTAAGCGCTTAGCTTTTTTTAGTTTTTATATAGGAGCCACACAAGACATGTGACCCCCCCTTATTTAGCTATTTACTCACACTGTAGTATGATTCTTTAAGCTCATTCAACTTACGTTCTAATGCCTTGTAATCGTCTTGTGTAGCGTGTTCATCTTGCACAAATCCAGTAACCAACTTCAGCCCCTCAACTAATTCTGGTGCAGGTTCATTAATCCCTGTAGCTAACTGATACAACATTTCAATATTACCTATCACATCAGCATTGCTCGACTGAATGCCCTCAAGCTCATCAACACCAAAATCTTTTTCCATATACTCGAACATATCCGTATTATTGCTTTCTGCAAATGTCTCCAGTCCGTACATGAAATAATCATTATCAAACATGAAACTAGCCATCATATCGCTTATAGTGTCATGTGTGCCATCTGGTATTTCATAACCTGCATAGTGACCCTCAATACTTCTTATAAGCCCCTCAGTGTGCTTAGGTGATGCTAATTCAAATGATTGTCTCACGTTGCAATCTTTAATATATACATGACCGAATAACTTCTCGTTCATCATCACATAAACCATATCAAACGGATCATTGTATATTTTGAAAGCGAAGTGATTATCTCTACTACTTTCTAATAATCCAGTGTAGTACCTTAATAACGTACCTGCTCGTGTCTCAAATTGATTTGCGATAATTTCTATGTTCATATTGTTACGCCTCTTTTCTTTTAATCATCAAATTTTCTTTTGCTCTTCCACGTTTTCCTATGCTTTCAAAACCATATTTTTCAAAATATCTAGTATTAGAAATGGTTTCAGTCCATAAACAAATATCAACTTTCATAACGGAAGTTATTTGTAAAACTTCATTCATTAACTGATTACCGTAACCCTTTTTAAGTGAATTTAAATTGTCAATTTCAACTATCCAATCATCAGTAAAGTAATCAATATGTTTTGGATTAGGTTGTTTAACATTAAATGAAATTGCACTTTTAAAATCTCTAGTAAATAAATGTAGCGATCCACCACTAATATATAAATAATATTTATCTCGAAGTAATAGCACTCTACTTAACATAGTTTTATGCGCTTTTGTAGGTGCATACATTAATAAACTCATTAAAATTTTAGTGATTTCATCTTGGCTATCTTTAACATGTTTTCTAAACATTACATTATTACTTAACATTTTAAATTGTTGATATCCTTGTTCTGTAATTGTTGTCATTTTTGACCTCCATATTTTACAAGTGGGGACTAGTACCCAGTGAGTACCCATTATAATTATTTGTTGGGGACTGCTTTAACCCATGATATAAACCGGTTTATTAGAAATAGTCCCCATAGTCACCACTTTTATAAACAATAGTGGTTATATATTTAAATACTCTTACTTTATTTTAATTATTCATTAAATACACTATTAATCATTTGGGGACTTTGGGGACTAACTTATTTAAAGTGTTGATACAATAACTTTTATTCAGTCCCCAATTATATTTTTTAAATGGGGACTATTTGGAGACTTCGGGGACTTTTTAATTATATGGATTATGTGAATTAGAGAAATCAAATCCTAATTCTTTTACAACCTCATTTTTAATGGCATACCCTCTGTTTTTTTGAGAATTAAACCTAACTTCTTTTTGTATTCTGTCTTTACTAGTTATTAAATAGCCTTTTTTATCCCATTGGCCTGTAATTGTCTGCATTTCATGTCCTAATTTTTCGTGTACCGTTTGACCTATTATACATAGATAATCACGTTTGTATATTGCTTTAATATCACCGTTTTTAACTGAACTATAACCATCACCAGCAATATTATTTCTATTCGCATCTAAATACTGAAGTAACTCCTCTAACAGTTGCTTAGGTTTATCAATCGTTTTATTGTTTCTAACCATGCTGTAATAGGCTTGTTCAATGATTTTAAAGTGATCGTGTTCAAATCCGTTAATATCATTCAGAACCTCACCAGCGACTTGTAACAATGCAAATGAGCGTCCTAAGCGTTGCATTATTTCATTACTACCTTTTTGATTAAAGTATCGTTGATAGCTTTCAAAAGCACTCTTATATTCCTCTTGTTTAGATTCATATTGCTTAATGAATGCTATTCCTAACGTACCGTAGTTTTCTCTAAATGCTTTATCTAATGTAGTGAAGTCAAAGTTATCTGGATATGGTTGATCCTGTAACGTTATAACACGAGCAGATACACCAGCCTTCTCATCTGCCATATTTGAAATAGATGCCTCACCAGTAGAAAGCATTATATTTCTCCATTCTTTTTTAGCATTAAGTGTTAAGTTGATATTACTTCTAGATTTACTTTCACCACTTGAGAAATTGTAAGTTGCATTAGCTACAAATTTAGGATTGGTATTACGTGTATCATCTTTAAACATTGGAAATGAGTTCAAGAATGACGCCATAGCTTCAATACTGTTCTTCGTAGAACCCCATGTAGTGATAAGGTCACTTGTCCCCCACACACTAGAAACTAAATTTAATGTGAATGTCTTACCTGTTGAAGTACTGCCCGATATTTCAACTATGAAAGGTTGTAAACCAAATTCACGTAATAATACTGAACCTAATGAGGCATAAAGCATGACCATAACCATAGGCAAATCCTTAATTTGGTTAAATACGTGTTTTGAATAACTTTCAAGCGTTCCTTTACTCTGGAACGAATCTATTAACTTTTGAAAGCCTCTATCATTGTTAAATAACTTTATATTGCTGTTTTTCAGTTCTTCTTGATAGGGATAAATAAAATATCCTTTCACATGACCCAAACGAGTGGCTACATTAACATTTACTGGTGGATTGTACCTTTTAGATTTATTTATATAATCAACCAACCTAGTTGAAGTGGTAGAAGTTACATCAAACTTTCTATTAACCAACTTCAGTAATTGACGACTATCAGCTATCTCTTCAGCGCTTACGCCTAGATTCACCGGTATTTGATTATCATAAAAAAGCATGTTGTAACTTACTTCATTACTCTCAATATCTTCAAAACGTTCAGTAATTTGGGGAATCGTATTAGTAATGAATATCTTTTTATCTGGTTCTCCTTCTTTTTTACTAGGAATAATTTGATACAGTGACACACCATTTTGATGTTGCTCAATTTCATAACCTTTGGGAATAACTTCTTGAATGGCATCTTTTTCTTGCTTAGTTTTCTCAATTTCGTGAAGAATATCATTTTTAGTTAATTCCATATACTTCCCCCTTTCTACTTATTACGATGCTTCTTTAAAATGGATTGAAATGTAGCGTTTATTTCCCGTTCTTTTAATGGTGGATTACACGCATTTTGTCCCCATAGCAAAGCATAAGAGTATATAATATATTCATTAACATGTCGGCTGAATAAATGTCCTATTAGACTTGCTAAAGAATTATTACGATTGCCTTTTGCTACTGAAAAACTAATATCACGCCAATAAGTATCATCACGCTTATTAAAGTTAGTTAAATTTGGTTGATCTTTTTGCATATACGTTTCTTTTGACCATTTTTCAAGCATTTCAACATTCAAAATAGGAGCATCATTATATTGATGTAAGAACGGATATTTATCTTTTTGATATACTGGCAAAGCCATCGCTCTACTAGGTTGAAAACTCCCCTCATCTACTTGATGACCTATCTTATTCGCTAATACTTTTGTATATTTACGGTAATCATCTGCACTTATACATTCATTCAAAGCGATATACAAGCGTATTCTAGGGCTTTCTGTTTGGTGATTAAACGTAGTATGCCAAAACCACGCAACGCCTTTTAAAGTGTTTGTAATTGCATCGAGCAATGGTCTCAACTTTGGAATATCGTCATAATCAAGAGTTATAACATCACGATAAATAACATTTTCGTCTTTGCGATACTTCTTATATTTATTTCCTTTTTCGTCAGTATCGTCTTTTATATCACCATAAACAGCAACACCACGAGCATATTTATTAGTATTGTTTTGTGGTATAGATAATCTATTAATTAACTCACTCCATTTAGGCTGCGAAAACTGTTTAAAAGATCTCGAATCCAAAGTTTCATACCAAATCACAGAAACTTGGGTATCATATTCTAAATTAATTTCTTTCAATTTTTTACACCTCTAATGAAACAATGGAGCAATGGTGTTATAATAAAAATGTGTAATTTCTTAATTACTCCGTTGTTAGATTATTAATTTTCTATGCGTTTAGTGATTCCTCGCCAAAGTTCTCACTAGACGCATTTGTTTTGTCTAATTCGTCTAATGCTCTATCATGAAATGTAGTAATCTCATCATTCATAAAATTTACATCTTTCAATATTGAGTTAAGCACTGCCATCAATACATAATAGTTCTGATAGTATTCTTTTAACATATATGATTCCATTACTTTACCTTGTGCATCTAAATGAGATCTAAATCTTTCATTACTATCCATGTGTTCACCAATCATAGTTATAACTGTATTTATTTTTGTGTTTAACTCTGCCTCTATCACTTCATTTTTCATTTGTTTAATATTTTGTTTTAAATTACTCATTTTATTATTTCTCCTCTTCAAATTCAAAATTATTTTCGATTTGTTGTAAGACTACCTCACAAACAAACTGCAATTGCTCCTCACGATTTAAAGTTTCTTTCCATTCTTTGTTACCGTCACTAATTGTATGAGCATACTCAGTACGCTTGTCATTGATTGCACTTTCTAACATGTCGTAAATTTCCTCAATTACTTTTAACTGTTCTTGTTCCATTTTATTTATCTCCTTTGCATTCGTATTTATCAACTATTGGCAAAGTTAAAGTTTGTATTAGTGCAGTTATTGCAATTCCATGAATAAAATCAATAGAGTATGCATATAAGCAACCAATTGTTATAGCTAGTATAGAAATCAAAATATACAATCTCATTTGTTTCACTCCTTTTTACATCCAATCTTTATGGCGTTTTTTCATATACTGTTCAAATCGAGAAATACTAATGACAGTCATTGTTGATGATAGAGAGTAATATAAATCATCAATACCTTTATGATCTTTTTCCCACTCTATTAGTATTCGTCTAACTGATGAATAGCTAATACCAAATAGTTTAGCAATAACATTAGGTTTTGCCATGATTGGCTTTACTACTATTTGATTAGGTTCAGTTACTACATTTTCTTTAGTTGGTAGATTTTGTAAATTAACATATTGCATACAAACACTCCTTTCGCGTAGTTTTACGTCGGTAATTAACTAAAAAAAATATCATCTAATGTAATATCTTTTAAGCCTTTTTCCAATAACATAATTTTAAATTTAATCATTTCATTTTTCTTAAAATTGATTTTTCCTTTCTCTCTGTTTCTATAAGATTGTTCCGAAATATTTAATTCTTTAGCCATCTGTTGTTGTGTCTTGCCTAACATTTTCCTGTAACCTAAAACTTTGTTCATCAACTTTCACCTCTTCCCTAGACGTCGGAATTCGTCTGTATGTATAATATAACAAAAGAGAAAATGAAAAACAATAGTTTTGCGTCGGTTTGCGTAAGTTTTTTGTGGATTATAATCATCTTAGGAGGAAAATGATGGATATCGATAAGTTAGAAGTAGGAAAAAGGATTAAAAATATTCGTTTAAATAAAAGTAAAAACCTAAGAGAATTTGGAGAATTAATATCTAAAAATCTTAAAGAAGATAAAAATATATCAGATAGTATAGTTAGTAGATGGGAAAAAGGTGTGTCTATTCCTAGTGCAAAACGCTTAAAAGAAATAGCTGATATAGGTAATGTGTCTGTAAATTATTTATTATATGGAGTTAAAGTAACTTATAAAGATATTCATAATAATATTAATACTGTAAGTATGAAAAATGAAATTATGGACAACCTAGAAAGATTTTTAAAGTATTATTTACTGTATTCTGAATACAATAATTACTCTATAAAAACCGCTGAATTATTAGATTTGTTATTTGAAAATGCTGGTTACGATATCACTACTTTAACAAAAGATTTATGCGCCTTAGTGTCTGATAAAAGATTTTCATTTTATCAACATGGAGTGTATTTGTTACTTAATGAAGATTTTTCTAAGTTACATGTTCAACTTTATCTTTCTGAGTTTATTTATAATTTATTAGTACAAATCACTTTAGATTATCCTAATATTTATATTAAGAATTTGGTATTACAAATTACAGAAACTAAAGAAAGAATTAAAGATATATCTCATAAAAAAGACGCATATACTGAATTTGAAATAGAGACCCATTTAGCAGATTTTATAAATCATAAAGAATACAAAAAACTCCTAGATAACTTAAGTCAATTAGAGAAAAAAATTACAAATGATAATTCATTGATCGATAATAATTAGGATACTCACTCAAATATAGTATAAGAGTTTTATTAAGCATTAATATATCAATTAAGGTGGTGATTCTATCGAACAATATCGAATACACCATAGAAAAATGAATATAAAGGATAATAAAATTAGGGAGTTACATATAAAATGAAAAAGTTTCTTATACTTTTATTAAGTAGTTTATTAGTTCTAGCTGCATGTGGTAAGAATTATGAAATCAGTGATATTACAAACAAATTTAAAAAAGAAGGTTTAAGTGTAGAAAACTTACGAAAAATGGAACGTGAAGATTTTGGTATGGCACCAATGAAAACTGAAAATGCTAAAATATTCACTGTTTCATATGGTAAAAATGCACGTATCTTAAAATTTAAAAATGAAGATGACCTAAAAGAAATGAAAAAGTATTATGAAGAATTAGGTAAATCAAGTGCAGCGTTCTATTCTCATGTATACACTAAAGATAAATTTTTAATTCAAATGAATGGCGATATCGACGATCATGTATTTGAAAATTATAAAAAGGCTATGAATGAGGCATTAGATTAATTTAGGGTAGCACGTCTACCCTTTTTATTTAGGAGGGATAACATGTGGCATGAGAAATTTACTAATAAACATGGTGAAACTAAATATCGCTATTATGAGAAGTACAAAGATCCACTCACAAACAAATGGCGACGTGTTAGCGTAGTACTTAATAAGAATGGTAAGCAGTCACAAAAAGAGGCTCAGAAACGCTTAAATGAGCGTATAGAGGCGAAGATAAACGACAAGGCACCAATTGACTTAAAAACACTTACTTTCCATCAAGCATGTGACGAATGGCTAGATAGATACGTAAAAACATCAGGTTCAAAACAATCTACAATTAAAACTAAAAAATACAAAATCAAGCATATCAAACGCAATATAAATTCAGATATTCTAGTCAAAAATATGAATAGCGATGTTGTTCAAAAGTTAGTAGACGATTCTGTTAAAGATAATCTAAGTCATAAAGTTGTTAAAGATGCTATGAGCATCATAAGAAACATTATGAAGTACATTCAACGCAAATATAAACTTACAGATATTAGTTATTTAGATGATATTGTTATTCCCAAAAAAGCTACTACAAGAGAAGAAGTAAAAGCTAAGCGTGAAAATTATCTTGAAATGGATGAAGTAAAATCAATTGTTGACAACTTACATGAAATAGCTAATTCAAAGCGTGCTGGTTATACGAAACGTTCTTTCATCATGACTGCTTATATTATGGAATTTCAAGCACTTAACGGTATGCGTATAGGTGAATTACTAGCCATACAACCTAATAACATTGATTTCGACAAAAAGACACTAGAAATAGACGGTACTATTCATTGGCGTAATGAAGGTAACGCAGTAGGTTTTAAAGATACAACTAAAACTGAATCATCTTATAGAACAATCTCTTTAACTACACGTAGTTGCGATATATTAAGAAAAGTTATGTTAGAAAACAAAAAGGCTATTCAATGGGAATCTATGTATCAAGATAGAGGCTTCATATTCACTAATTATCGTGGTAATCCTATGTCACTTAGTACCATCAATAGAAACATGCAACAATCTGCAAACAATGTAGGTATTAGAAAGCACATAACAAGCCACACTATGCGTCATAGCCACATATCATTATTATCACAATTAGGCATATCACTTAAAGCTATAATGGAGCGTGTAGGTCACACAGACCATAAAACAACATTACAGATATATAGTCATGTAACTGAGCAAATGGATAAAGATATGATGAATAAATTAGAGAAAGTTGGAAATGAATGAATAACAATATATACCAAATGTTAGAGAATCCAATGAGTTGGATAAAAATTTATTATGAAAAAATACATGGTTTTGTACATAAATTTTTCAACCTCCCATCAATCAACTATAGCGACCTTGACTTTAAATCTTTGTTAATAGAGCTTATCACCTTTGTTTTAACGTTAATAATAATGTTCTTAATACCTTATATTTTTTTGTTCGTCGTCGGATTTACACTAGATGTGCTTTTAAAAAAACATTATTCTAAAAAGAATTTCTATAAAAAAAATGATGTTTGGGTTAATAAAAGTAATAATGTTGAACACATTAAAAGATATTATTTCATATGGCAACGAAATAGATTAAAAGAATTGCGAAAATACTCCATTCAAAAAGCTAATAACGATAGATCAATTTTCGAATGGTCATTCTTTCCTTTTGTCAAAAATATTAAAACTTACATCAATAAGTGAGCCTAAAATTTTATATTTCGCCCTTTTCCTGCCCTTTTTTCAATTTAAAAATCATAAAAAACAACCTCTTAAGCCTATTCCTAAGAGGTTTCTTCATTTTATATTATTATTCAACATCAATAATGTCAGTTTTATATTTTTTTAATAAAAATCTATATTTATCGAAATATACGATGCCGAATATCATTGTTGCAATGATGAACATTGTCTTTTTCATCTTTTAACCTCATATTCCTCAAAATATTTTTAAATCTATAATATATTATAGCATTATCAAATTTCATTTCTATAAAATATTTAAGGTTCGAGTTAATTTTCATTCATATATTTTAGATGAAATGTCCATCTTCAAATATTACACGCTCTTTTTTATTTTGAATAAAGTGATTAAAATTATTATTTTGAAAATCACTTAAAAGAGCTTTAGATGTACTATAATTAAACATAAAATCCTCAGTCTCAATAAACATTTTTTTAAAAAGTAGTCCGTCTTTTAAAGTGATTTTTTTTATATCATTATAATCGACTTCATCTACTTTAATATATTCAAAAGTGTTAAAATTTACATTTAAAAGAGCCAAGAATTTTTCTCCAAAATAATAAACGTGTAATGGTTGTCTCTTATTTTGCCCAATTAGGAGACGCCCCTTTTCAAATGTTTGTTGTGGAAAATTTAAATCTAAAAACTCTAAAATTTTATCTTCTTTTAATTTAAATTGCAT